TATGCGATAGAACTGGATTCAGATATCCTATAAACGAACTAGTGTATGAGTTTGATAACGGTAAAAGAACTGGTCTTCGTGTAGGCAGAGATGTAGCTGACAGAGACCACCCACAAAATTTTATCGGCAGAATAAAAACCGATGATCCACAATCATTAAGAGATGCCAGACCAGATAGAACAGAGCCTTTTCTACAGCAAGTAGGTGTTGCTCGTTTTGATGACTTTGATGCAAAGATAGACCCAATATTTGCACAGGTTGGAACGGTATCAATAACAACAAGTTAAATGGCATACTTACAAAGCAATATACCGCACTTTAAGTGTTGGGTAAGAAGAGAATACACACATAATCATCAGAAGTATCATGGTGAGTTTTTACACGCTATGGCAATAGCTGTAACGTGTATGCCAAATAGATGTCTTAGTTTTCAGATTATATTTACAGGATGCGAGTCAGATGATACTGACGATCCAAATGTGCATGGTGGAGCTATGTGGGCTAGGATGCCAATTACAGCATTAGTAGCAGATACTCCAGTTGAAGATTGGGCTACGCCCATGCCTGTTCACTTCGCACAGCCGTGGGATTGTTCCTCCCGAACCCATGCTGTGTATGTTTTGGATAGAGCAACACCATGCCCTTGGATGGCAAAGATAGGAGGGGATTTCTACCCTGCTAAATATTATTTTACTGTGGACTACACGGATAGTGAGATAGCTGACGACCCTGCGCAACACAAACAAAGTCATGTTTTAGAGTTGTTAGATGCAGGAGAGTGGACGGGAAACATAGTAGCCTTACCGAATAATAGAGTAAGAGTTACACATCCTGCATGGTTTGAAACAGGTCAGGGTGCGCCTGACTTTCTGCCATCACAGCACATTCACTATTCAAAGTCAGATTTAGATTATGTCTTGGATGTTAACCAGATTTTTGATAATCTATACGCAGATAAAAAGAGCAGAAAATGAATTATACAGAATTAACAAATGCGATCAAGGAATATACAGATAACACCGAAACTACTTTTGTTAATAATATTCCTAACTTCGTCAGGCAAACGGAAGAAAGAATATACCGATCTATTCTTATCCCAGAACTCAGAAAGAACGTAACAACATCTCTTTCTACAAGTAACAGGTTCTTAGCAAAGCCAACAGATTTCTTGGCTGTATTTTCTATTGCTGTTGTAGATGGCAGTAGCAACTATTCTTTTTTGCTACCAAAAGATGTAAACTTTATCAGAGAAGCGTATCCTGCTACAGCAACATCAGGTCTACCTGTATACTACTCACTGTTTGATGGGGATAACTTTTTGATAGCTCCCACACCAGATTCAACATACACAGTTCAACTTCACTATTACTATGATCCACCATCCATAGTGACATCATCCACCTCCTGGTTGGGAGATAACGCAGAGTCGACCCTTCTTTATGGTAGCTTAGTAGAAGCGGCTACGTTTATGAAAGGTGAGCCAGACATAGTTGGGTTTTATAAAACACGATATGATGAAGCACTAGAGGGATTGAAGCAGTTAGCTGATGGCAGAAACAAGAGAGATAGTTATAGAAACGGTGAAGCAAGGATAATGTAATGTTAATGGAACTACCCAAAACACCTATAGTCAATGTACACACAACAGAGAACAGAGGCTTTACACCAGAAGAGATAGCCAAGAGATGCTCTGATAAAATAGTAGAAGTAAGTGATACAGCATCGCCAGAGATCAGAGAACAAGCGAGAGCGTTCAAGCAACATCTAGAAAAAGTTATAGCGTTTTACATGAAAGAAGCTATAAAATCAGACAGAACAACTATTTACAATGCTATTAAAGATGCAGGTCAAGAACAGCTTGCTGAACACATAAGGAGACTATAATGGCTATATCACAGGCAATGTGTACGTCCTTTAAAAAAGAGTTACTAGAGGGAAAGCACAACTTTCTAAATAGTGGGGGTAATACCTTTAAATTAGCCTTGTATACATCAAGTGCGAGTTTAGGCGCATCCACCACACAGTATACAACAAGTAATGAAGTATCAGGAACAAACTACACAGCCAAGGGTGGAACCTTAACAAGAGTAGACCCTAGCACATCAGGAACAACGGCTCTTACAGACTTCTCTGATCTTACTTTTAGCAATGTAACACTAACAGCCAGAGGAGCATTAATATTTAATGAAGACACTACTGGTGATACATCTGTATGCGTTTTAGACTTTGGAGCCGACAAATCGGCATCGTCTGGTGATTTTACCGTTGTATTTCCAACGGCTGACTCAAGTAATGCGATAATAAGGATAGCTTAATGGCATTTGTGATTGCAGATAGAGTTCGTGAAACGACAACGACAACAGGTACAGGAACGATCACTCTCGCAGGTGCAGTCACTAACTTTGAAACTTTTGCTGCTAATCTATCTAATTCTGATACCACCTATTATGCTATTGTTGATAATACCAATAGTGATTTTGAGGTTGGTGTAGGAACATTTACAGCCTCTGGCACAACACTAGCACGATCTGTTATAGCCAGTTCTAACAGTAATAACTTAGTAGACTTTGGTGCAGGGACTAAAGATGTATTCATCACAGTGCCTGCCAGTAAGATTGTTGTCGAGGATGGTAGTAACAATGTAGCCATAGGAGGTACAGTAACAGCCTCTGCTTTTAGTGGTAGTGGTGCAGGTCTTACAGGTGTTGACGTAGTAAGCGATTCGACTCCCCAGTTGGGAGGAGACTTGGATGCCCAAAATAACGACATAGAAAATGTAGGGTTGGTTGAATCAAAGGCAGAGGCAGGAATTTATGGAAGCTCATCATCTCCTGTAGAATTTACAGTTACTGTCTCTAGCAAAACATCTGCACATCCTTACAGTGGGGATGGTAGTGGTAACGCATATTTTATAAATGGTATAGAGTCACCTGCTATAACATTGCATGGAGTAGACTCCACAACATCAAACTCAGAGTATCACTACAGGTTCACTCTAAGTTCAAGCGATATGTCTAACCATCCGTTTAGGCTTTACTTGGATGCAGCGAAAAACACTGCATATACAACAGGTGTCACAACAACTAGCACATATCTACAAATAGCCGTAACAAAAGATACTCCTAAGATTTTGTACTATCAGTGTAGCAGTCATGGTTACATGGGTAATTATGCAATAGTATTAGGTTCGACTAATTTAGGTGATTTATCTGTAGACTCGATAAGCCCAAGACCAACTGGAACAGACATAAACGTAGCCGTGTCTGACAACTCAGCGACAGCGTTTACAATAAAGCAAGGGTCAGATAATTATCTTGTTGTAGATACAGGAAACAGTGGTGAGTCTGTAGCGATAGGTACAGGTGTATCAGGAACTGCCATATCTCTTGGGCATTCAACATCAGAGACAACAGTAAACGATAATCTCACAGTTACAGGTGATCTAACAGTAAATGGCACAACAACTACCGTTAACAGCACCACGTTAACTGTAGACGATCCTATAATAACACTTGGAGGAGATTCTGCCCCTGCAAGTGACGACAACAAAGATAGAGGTGTAGAGTTTCGATATCATACTGGATCAGCAGCTAAAGTAGGTTTCTTTGGCTTTGATGACGATACAGGAAAATTTACATTTATACCTGACGCAACAAATAACTCTGAAGTGTTTAGTGGATCAGTTGGTAATGTAGCTTTTGGTGTTGGTACGTTTAGCTCTTTAGACATATCTGGTGACGTAGATGTAGACGGAACGCTTGAAGCTGATGCCATGACATTAGATGGAACAGCAATTACAACAACAGCAACGCTATCAACTGGTATATCAAATGGTAATGTTTTGGTTGCAAATGCAAACGTAGTAGATAATGATTTTCTGAGAGTTGACGGAACAAGCATTGAGGGTAGAAGTGCCTCTGAGCTTGCAACAGACATAGGGGCAGCCACAACAGACGATATTATTGCATTAAGCATAGCGTTAGGATAAAGGAGAAAACACATGGCAAATGACGCAATAGCAAGCATACAGGCAACGGTGCTTCCTGATGAGATAGCCAAGACGCTTTCGGCTACTATGACGGTATCGCCTTCTGATGCAAACGATAAATGGTATTTTAAGAAAACAAGTGTATCAAACTCTAGTACAGATTTGATAGCAGGTAATTACACGGATTATACAGCCGTGGATGATGACACAGCACCGACAGCCGTAGCGACAGGCGACAAAGTAAATTTTATATTTATTAAGAATATCGACACAAACAGTAGAAGTATCTACATAGTGTTGGATGCAGGAACAGCATCTTCTTCAGCAGGTGATGGGATTACGATAGGTCCGAATGAGTTCTTTTGTGCAAGATTACCAAATACAACGGTTGCTGATATACACGCAATATCATCAGCATCTACAGCAGAGGTTTTAGTTTGTGCGTTATTAGATGATGTAGGATAAAAATATGCCTAATACATTTAAAAACAAAATAAAAGATGGGAGCAACACATCAGCAAATGCTTTTGCCACTGTGTATACTTGTCCTGCAAGCACTACCACAGTCGTACTAAGTATCAATCTTTGTAATATTACATCAAGCCAGATCAATGCTAAAATAAGATTGGTGGGTGATGAGACAGGGCATCTTGGGTTTAATATACCTATACCTGCTCAAAGTGCTTTTGAATTTATGGCAGGTAATAAAACTATTATGCAAGCAGGACATAGTTTGCAAGTATCCTCCAACACAGCAAACAGCCTTGATACAATTATTGGAATAATGGAGCAAACATAATGCCATACATAGGAAGCCAAGTTGGTTCTAGTTTTTCATCAAGACCTGCAACGCAGGAGTTCAACGGAGATGGCTCCACAACGGTCTTTACGCTAAACCAGACAGTAGCTCAAGAGGATATCGTAGTGAGCGTTGACGGTGTAATACAGGAGAGTGTAGACGCATTTACAGTGCCAAATGGCACTAACCTTACATTTACAGAAGCTCCATCAAGTGGAACAGGTAATATCTTTGTAATTTATCTTGGTGCGACAGATACAAGTATTACGATACCAACACAGAACAAAGGTAACTTCAAGAATGGTGGTATGTTTAGAGTTAATTCACAGACTGTAGATGTAGATACAACGATTGAAGCAACAGAGAATGCTACAGCTACAGGACCTTTGACAGTATCTTCAGGTGTAACCATCACAGTAAACTCAGGAGGTAATCTAGCAATCATATGAGCAACCTTCTAGTACAGAATATAAAGCACACCAATGGTACTACGGCTCAGACTATTGATAGCTCTGGTCGTGTAACATTACCACAAGTTCCTGCTTTTATGGCAAGAAGAACGTCTAATCAAGCTACAGGAGTGATTATATTTGATACGGCTGTTGTTAATCAAGGTTCACATTACGATACAAGCACTGGAAAATTTACTGCTCCAGTAGCAGGTGTCTATAGTTTTTCTACTAATGTGATGTCCGATCATGATGGGACTGATAGTTATTTTCGTTCTGAAATTCATATAAACGGCACATCTTATGCTGTTTCTCAAGGCTATACTTATTTAGATAATGATTTTTCGTCAAGTTTTTCTACAGTGGCTTCTCTTTCTGCTAATGATTATGTGCAAGTTGTTGCTGTTACTGCTTCTGTTTATGGAACATCAGCGGCAACATCTAACTACACCCACTTCTCTGGGTTTTTAATAGGATAAACAATGAGTACATTAAGAGTAGACAGCATAAGAGGACAGACAGCAGATGGCACAAATAGGTATGTGGTGCAGGTTGTTAATGCTGAAAATGATACAAGCCAAACATCATCATCAACATCTTTTGTTTCAACCAGTGTAACAGCAACAATTACACCCCAATCTGCCACAAGTAAAATTCTTGTTATTTGTCAGTGTCAGTTAAGACAAACTACTGGAACATCAAATGGTGGTCATGTTGTAGCACAAATTCACAGAGGTAGCACAGCCATTGGTCAATTTATTGATCACGGAACAAGAGAATTAGCAGGAACTGGAAACACAGACAATGTAGCAACTGGTGCAATATTAAAAGTTTTAGACAGTCCAAACACTTCAAGTGCAACAACATATACTGTCCATATTAAATCACTAGATTCAAATTGCTCTGTCATCATCAATAATAATGGAGGTTCTTCGATAACTCTAATGGAGATTGCCCAATGAGTACACTATCAGTAGACACAATACAGGGTAAGACAACAGCAGGAACTGTGGCTATGCCAGCAGGTATGGTTGTGCAAGTTCAATCAAGCCAAGTAAGTGCTTGGTCACCAATGAATAGTGATACTCTTACTTCTACTGGATTATCTGTATCTATTACTCCTAAGTTTAGCAGTAGTAAAGTTTTAATTTCGATATCAATTAATGGTTTGTATACAGTTGATTCAGCAACTTACGGCATATACCAGTTGTATAAAGGAACTTCGTTTTTAAATCATATTTCATCAGCTCAAGGACAAAATCAAACTGTAGTTTCTGAAAGTCTTGCTCATCAATTTCTTGATTCTCCTTCAACTACGAGTGCAACTACATATTCAGTATATTATAGATCGAGTGCAAATAGTTCATCAATAGGATTTAACAACTACGCTCTTGGAGGAAATAACACTACAAACAGCACGATCACAGCAATGGAGATAAAACAATGACAACAATAGCACAAGCATTATCGAGTTTAGGAGTTACAGAGTGGGTTCTTAGAGGAGAGCCTACAAATGAAGAAGAGTTTAACCAGATGTTTCGTAAGGTTACTGGAGCAGATGCAAATGGTTCAGCAATCGAAAGTGCAGACCCAAGTGATTGGGGTGTAACATACGCACAGGTAGCAGGTGAAAAGACGCTACTGCAAAGCCGTGAGCCGATGCGATTGCTTCGTGTAGAACGAGACAGATTACTGGCAGAAACAGATTGGATGGGTAACAGCGATGTCACTATGTCAAGTGATTGGGCAACATATAGACAAGCCTTGAGAGATTTACCTGCTAATTCAACACCAACGCTAAACAGTGATGGAACACTAGACATGAGCAGTGTAACCTTTCCAACAAAACCAAGCTAGGAGTAAGAAGTGGCGTTAACTAAAGTTAGAGGTAAAGGATTAGGTACATTAGGAGATGGTACAGCATCTGATAATTCTATTATATTTGATGGTAATGCACAGGACTTTCACATAGGACTGGATGATAGTGCAGACAGCCTTACAATAGGTCTAGGCTCTACACTAGGCACTACATCACATATGATTATTGATGCTAATGGTCACATTACTAAGCCTTTGCAATCTGCTTTTCATGTCAAACCATCCGCAGACCAAACAAATATTGCAAATGCGGATACAATAGTTTTTGATGAAGAAAGATTTGACCAAAATGGTGATTTTTCGTCTAACACTTTTACTGCACCTGTTACTGGCAAATATAATTTAAGTTTTTCTGTAAGGATAGACAATGTTGACTCAGACGCAACTTTTACTCGTGTAATACTAAGAGTTTCTAATCGTGATTTAACTTCTCAAATAAATGATTTGAGAGGTCTTAGTGGAGACCCAGTATATTGGAATTTTGCATTAAGTGTTTTAATAGACATGGATGCAAATGACACGGCACATTTAGAATTTACGCAATATGTGGGTACAACTCAAGCTGACATTAAACAGGCAAGCCATTTCAGTGGCTATTTAGTTTGTTAAAAAAGAGGAAAAAATAAATGGCAAAACTTACACTAACAATAGAAGTCGATGATACCCAACAAGCTATATTAAATAATGATTTGGTTGACATTAATCAATGGGTGCAAGACGCAATGACAGGAAAAATAAACAATTGTTGGAAGAGGATGCAACAGGAATGGACTACAAAGTTAATGAACGATAGTTCTTTCACTGACCCAATCCCAAGCAACCAAGCCGACTTTGTGGCTCTTGTGTTAGCAAGGTCTGACTATCAGAACCGAAAAGCAAGAGATGACGCTAATAGTATAGGATAAAAATATGCCCTACATAGGAAAAGCACCAAATCAAGGTGTTAGAACACGGTTTATATACCAAGCTACAGCAGGACAGACATCTTTTAGTGGATCAGATGCCAATGCAAACGTATTGAGCTACAGCGATGGTGAGTATGTAGATGTCTATCAAAATGGTGTTTTACTCAAACCTGCCACAGATTACACCTCTACCTCTGGTACAACGGTGGTGTTAGTAACAGGAGCATCATTGAATGATGTGGTAGAGATTGTAGCCTACGATGCGTTTACAATAGCCAACAGCTACAGCAAGTCAGAGTCAGATACACGCTATCCTTTTCTTGGAAATGACAGTATAATAAGAACCAACGGCAACAGTATCACGGCAGATATAACAATACCTAGTGGTACAAACGGATTGTCAGCAGGACCTATAACAGTTACAAATGCTACAATCACAGTTAACGGAGTGTATACAATAGTATGACCAGTAGATTATTAGTAGATAAGATTGAGGGGAAAGCGACGAGCGGAAGTATTAATATCCCAAATCATATTATAAATGTTACTCAAGCTGTAAAAACAGATACACAAACAGCGACTGGTTTTACATTTGTCGATATAACTGGGTTGTCTGTAACAGTGAACCCAGTAAGTACATCTAGTAAGTTTTTTATAAATTTTCTTGTAAGGGGAGCATCCGATTATTATACCTCTTATGTTAGGTTGTTAAGAGATTCAACTGAATTAGGTGCAAATGCTGATGGTTCTGCAGATAGTAGACTGCGAATAGCATCTGCTAAAGTCACAGATCAAACACAAAGTAATTCTCATGGTATAGTGCATGATCATAATTTTCAGATTGTTGATGAGCCAAATACGACATCTGCATTAACATATAAATTACAGATGGCAGGAAGACTATCAAGTAATGTTATGTACGTTAATAGATCACATCCAGACAGAACGGAAAATGAGTATGACTTCCGTTCAATATCAATGTTGCAAGTTTTTGAAATAGGTGGATAATGGCAAGTGAACTTCATGTAGATGCAATAAAACATTCTGGTGGCACAAGTGCCATGACTATTGATAGCACAGGACGCATACTCACTCCTGCAAGACCTAGCTTTGAAGCATACAGAACCTCTGGGAATGTATCAGCAGGAAATATTGTTGTTTGGAACAATACACGTCATAACATTGGAGGGCATTATAGTACGTCAACAGGTAAATTTACAGCACCTTTAGCAGGAGTTTATCTTTTTACTGGTCAAGCTTTTACAAATAATGCGAATGACATTGCATTAGATTTACAAGTTAATGCTGTTAGTAGATTTAGATTTCAAGCAGATGATAATGCTGCTTACAGAAGTGGCACATTTGCTTATACGACTTTGTTAAGTGCCAGTGATGAAGTGTATATGTATACAACCACTGAAACTGCACATTTTAATACAAATGGACTGTATAGTCATTTTGCAGGAGTATTAATAGGATAACCAATGGCATCAATACTTAAAGTAAATACCATACAAGACGCAACGAACTCTAATACGGCTTTGTCTATTGATAGTAGTGGTAGGGTTACTCGTGGAGTTACTCCTGCTTGGAGATTAGGGTTATCTGCTCAATCAAATCAAACATCCTCTAGTGCAGTAGAGATTCCATTTGATACAACAAGTGGTAGTAATTGTTTTTTAAGTGGAGGGGTAACATATAGTAGCTCTACTTATAAAATAACAATTCCTGTTGCAGGTATTTATATGTTTGGTTCTACTGCTAGAGTAGATAGTGCAACAGCAGGAAATTATCTTAACATGAAAATTATAAAAAACAGTGATACAACAAAACTAGAGCAGTATTATCATTTAGAAGATGATATATCAAATGTTTATCACTCTGTTTCTTTGTCTGGTATTTATAATTGTAGTGTAAGTGATACTTTAAAAGTAACTATGACAGCACAATCAGACACGAGTTGGCATTTTGACACTGCCACATATTTCTGGGGATACTTAGTAGGATGAGCAAAGCAGCAGAATTAGCAAACCTTATAGGCAACATCAACGCAGGGGGTGGTGGAGTAAATAGGAACTTGATTATCAATGGTGCAATGGCTATTGACCAAAGAAATGGTGGCAGTAGTTTTGCTCAAACTAATGGTAGTTACAATCTTGATAGGTTTAGAGGTAACTCATACGATGGAGGTGCTACGACTGGTAAATTTACTGTTCAACAGTCCTCAACTACACCTGATAATTTTGCTCATTCTTTACTTGTAACTTCATCTGCGGCTACTTCAGATGCAGCAAATAACATTTTTAACATTGAACAACTTATAGAGGGACATAACACAGCTTTACTGCAATTTGGAACATCCTCTGCAAAAACAATTACACTATCTTTTTATGTTCGTTCTAGCTTGACTGGCACATTTGGTGGTGCTTTAAAAAATAATGCAAGAAACAGAAACTACCCTTTTACATATACTATATCCTCTGCAAATACATGGGAGAAAAAATCTATAACTATAAGTGGTGATACAAGTGGAACGTGGATAGGGGCAACTAATGAAACTGGACTATGGGTAAGTTTTGGTTTAGGTGTTGGTTCAAACTATAGTGGAAGTGCAGGAGCTTGGGGAGCAGGAGATTATTTTTCTGCCACTGGAGCAACCTCTGTAGTAGGAACAAATGGTGCTACTTGGTATCTCACAGGTGTTCAATTAGAAATAGGGCAGAACCCAACAGAGTTTGAGCATATTAATAATTTTGGAGAAGAGTTGGCTAGGTGTCAACGCTATTTTCATGCAGTAAGTGGGGCAGGTCATCCCTTTCCTATTGACAGTGCTTATGCAAGATACATTACACACTCTCAAGATGCTAACGGCACTAAATGGTTTTATGAATATCCAGTAGAAATGAGAGCAGTTCCCACTTTAGAACTTAATAACATAAGCTCATCAACTGTTCAGCATTTTAACTATAATGCAGGTGCTAGTTATAACATGACTGGTACTAGTCTAGCTGAAAGCGGCACAAGACATGCACATATTAGTTTTACTTTTGCAAGTGGAATAAGCGTTGGACATACCGTTTCTTGGAGATGGCTAAACAATCCAAATGCTTCATGGAATTTTAAGGCAGAGCTATAAAAATGAATATTACATCAGCACAATATACAACAGAAGAAAAAACTGTAATTAAAGCAACTATAGATGGTACAGAGATGTTTGTACCACCAGACCCAAATAATACGGAATACGCAGAAATACTAAAACAAGTACAGGAAGGCACACTGACAATACAGGACGCTGACTAATGCTTGGCTTTAATGCCATATCAGAAGTCTCTATTGCAGAACTGCCAGGTGCTTTTGTACCAGTATCAGGACAAGTAGGAACGTCAGCTTTAGGTAGTGTTGGTATTACAGCAATAGGTGCAGCCGATGCTATAGGTGTGTCAGCCACAATGGCTTTAGGCACGATATCTGTAACAGGAACAGCCAACATATCAATTACAGGATTGTCAGCCATAGGTGAGATAGGAAACGAAACAGTGTGGGGATTAATTATACCAGACGTAGGAAACACATACACAAACATAACAACAGGTGCTTCACAGACATGGACAGAGATAAACACAGGAGCATCTCAAACATGGACAGATGTCATACAATAAGGTATAAAAGTACCATAGAACTTTTTGAGGAGAAGCAATGCCAAGTACATATACAGACAACGGTGGTATAGAAAAGATAGGTCTTGGTGAAAAGGCAGGAGCTTGGGGAACCACTACAAATAACAACTTTGATATTATAGATAGGTTAACTAACGGTGTTGTTAGTATAACCCTTTCAGGTACAACGCACACTCTTACAACTAGCGATGGCACAGTTTCTGATGGTATGTCAAAAGTTTTAGTATTAGGAGGTTCACCATCTGGTGAAAACACAATAACAATAAGCCCTAATGATGCAGACAAGCTATACTTTGTGCAAAATGGCACAAGTCAAATAGCTACATTTACACAAGGCTCTGGAGCTAACGTAAGCGTAGCAGCAGGTAAGCAAGCTATAATATTTGCAGATGGTGCAGGATCAGGAGCATCGGTCACAGAGATAAAACCAAATGCGGCTGATGCAAGCGTAGTAACAGCAACTCTAGCAGATGATGCAGTTACGGCTGCTAAAATAGCGGATGATGCCGTTGGTGCTGATGCCGTAGCTGACAACTCTATTGGGGCAGCAGCAATAAACATATCAGGAAATGGAACATCTGGTCAGGCTGTGGTGTCTGATGGAGATGGTAGCTTTAGTTATGAATCTAATATTGTGCCATCTGGTGCGTTGATGCCGTATGCAGGAACTTCTGCTCCAACAGGGTTTTTATTATGTGATGGTTCGGCTGTATCACGAACTACTTACGCAACTCTTTTTTCTGCTATAAGCACAACATATGGATCAGGTGATGGGTCATCAACATTTAATCTTCCAGATTTAAGAGGAAGAGTTATTGCAGGTCAAGACGACATGGGAGGTGCATCAGCCAACAGACTTACCAATCAAACTGGTGGTCTTAATGGTGATGACTTGGGAGCCACAGGTGGTTCCGAAACGCACACATTGACAACAGCACAGTTAGCTGCTCACACGCACAGTTTTAGTGACACAGACAGTATTACGGCTATGACGTTTTTAAATGATGGTTTAGGGGTCAACAGAGGAGGTAGTGGACAAAGTTCATCAAGTAATTCTATCTCCGTATCAATTAGTGGAACTACAGGTAGTAAGGGTAGTGGTTCAGCACACAACAACGTACAGCCTACAATAATCTTGAATTACATTATTAAAACATAAGAGAAGATTATGGCTTTAACTAAATTACAGTTTAGAGCAGGTATAAACAGAGACTCAACATCATACACAAACGAAGGTGGTTGGTTTGATGGAGACAAAGTGCGTTTTAGGAATGGTCTTCCAGAAAAGATAGGTGGTTGGACAAAGTATTCTGACAATCAGTTTTTAGGAACGTGTCGTGCCTTGCACACATGGACAGCGTTAGATAACACAAACTTTATAGGTGTAGGCACAAGTCAAAAGTATTACCTAAACGCAGGGGGTACTTACTATGACATAACACCTCTTAGACTTACTACAGGTAGTGGCGATGTTACATTCTCTGCAACTAATGGAAGCTCCACTATAACAGTTACTGATGCAGATCATGGGGCAAACCTAAATGACTTTGTTACATTTACAAATGCAGGAACATTGGGTGGCAATATAACAGCAGATGTTCTAAATCAAGAATATCAAATAGCATCTGTCACAGCATCTAACACTTATACAATAACAGCAAAAGACACCTCTGGAAGCACAGTGACAGCTAACAGTTCTGACAGTGGTAATGGGGGTAGTTCCACAGTGGGTGCGTATCAGATCAACGTAGGACTAGACGACAATTCATACGGAACAGGTTGGGGTGCAGGTATCTGGGGAGGTATATCTGGATCGGCAGCAACCACAGCCGTAGATGATGGAAGTGGTATGACAGCTTCAGCTACTAGTGTAACAGTTGATTCATCGGCTAACTTTGAAGCATCAGGATACTTGTTGATAGACAGTGAAATAATGCAGTACACAGGAAAAACCTCAACTACATTCACAGGCTTAACAAGAGGTTTGTTTGAAACAACGGCAGCTACTCATGCCGATGATGCTACAGTCACAGAGGCACTAGGTGGTTGGGGTATGCCTGCAACAACAAACATAGCAGGAGCATTGTTGCGTCATTGGTCACACGACAATTTTGGTGAAGACCTAGTTATGAATGTTAGAGATGGTGCTATATATTATTGGGATAAATCAGGTGGCACATCAGCAAGAGCTGTAGAGATTACAACACTAGCAGGCTCTACCAACGCACCAACAATAGCCAAGAAGGTAATAGTCTCTGAAAGAGACAGACATATTCTAGCTTTTGGCTGTGATAGTGAGACAGCGAGTGGCACACAAGACCCATTACTGATTCGTTTTGCATCTCAGGAAAGTCTTACAGAATGGAATGCTTTACCCACAAACACAGCAGGTGAGTTGCGTATTGGTACAGGATCAGAGATTGTTGCAGCCGTACAAACAAAGCAACAGACACTTGTTATTACAGATGTATCCGTACACGCATTACAGTTTATCGGACCTCCGTTTACATTCGGTATTACAGAGGTTGGTAGAAACACCACAATAATATCTGAGAATGCTGCCGTGGCTGTAGAGGAGTCTGTATACTGGATGGGATATAGAGAGTTCTATGTGTACAATGGTCGAACACAAAAGCTCGTATGTCCTGTGCAAGACTTTGTGTTTAGTGACTTAAACAGAGATCAAGATACAAAGATTATAGCAGGTCAGAATAGTGCATACTCTGAAGTATGGTGGTTCTATCCGTCTTCTAGTGCTACAGCTAATGACAAGTATGTAGTATACAACTATGAACAAAACATTTGGTATTATGGCACTCTGGCAAGAACAGCATGGGTAGACAGAGGTGTATTTTTATACCCCATAGCTGCCTCAACAGATAACTATCTATATTACCAAGAGTTTGGTTTAGACGATGGATCGCAGTCACCTGCATCAGGTATTACATCGTTTATAGAATCAAGTCAGGTTACCATAGGAGATGGAGACAAGTTCTTCTTTGCAAGCAGAGTTATACCAGACATAACCTTTAGAGAAAGCACAAACGAAACACCACAGGTCAACTTGACGTTAAAGGCAAGAAGATTTCCTGGTGCAACATACAATCAGACGGATACAAGTGCAGTAACACAGTCAGCAAGCACACCAATAGAGTTATTTACAGAGAAGGCTGATATACGCCTCAGAGGGCGTTCTTTTGCTCTTAGGCTAGAAAGTACAGCAACAGGCGTTTCATGGCGTTTAGGAACCACTAGAGTTGATCTGAGGCAGGATGGTGGGCGATAATGTCTACGAAAGTACCCATACCATTCTTTCCATCGGCTCCAAATGAGTATGATGCAAACTACATGGCACAGATCGTAAGAGCTTTTGCTATATATGCAGAACAGCAAAACGCAGGGGGAGAGGGTAGAAACACAGGTCTAGTCTTAACAAATCTACAAACACATGACGATGAATTAGAAGTTGGCGCATTGTTTGACCATGATGGCTTTGTAAAAATAAGTAGAGCAGATAGACCACATCCAAGAGGCAGTTTGGGAACGACAGGACTAGGGTCGGTAACCATAACATTACCATAAATGGGCAAAAGAAGTAATTTCGTCAGGTTTGACAGAGACTATTATACGACTCCATCAGAGGGAGTTGTTCCTTTGATGCCACACATATCTGGTATAGTAAAAAGTTTTGCAGAGCCTTGTGCAGGTAATGGTGCTTTGATAGACCACATAGAAAAAAATAGTAATATAGAAACTCCAGTATGCACATATGCTTGTGATATAGAGCCACAAAGAAAAGATATTATTAAAAAAAATGCTCTACAGTTAACTAAGAATGATGCAGTAGGAGCAGAGGTATTTATAACAAACCCACCTTGGGATCGAAGTATATTACATCCCATGATATTTCATTTAACATCTCTTAAACCTACATGGTTGTTGTTTGATGCTGACTGGATGCATACAAGACAAAGTGCTATTTTTCAGAAAATGTTGAAGAAAGTTGTAAGTATTGGTAGAATCAAATGGATAAAAGATAGTAAAGGTACAGGTAAAGATAATTGCTGTTGGTACTTGTTTGATGAAAAGTTTGAAGGAACTACAGAATTTTACGGAAGAGTAGAATGACACAAAAGAAATTAGAAAAAGGTTCTGTGTGGGAAAAAGCTGATGCAAACGGTGATGGTGTAGTCAGCGATCAAGAGATGGCTATGCGTGAGCGTATGGTTCTTTTGGAAAACAGAGATAAGAAAGAAGATCAACAGAGATATCTAGTATGGTTTTCAGCACTGACAGTAACAGTATTTATTGTTGTATTAATGACACCGTTAATAGAAATGGAGCGTATAGATCACTTGTCTGGCATTGCTGAAATATGGATACTCAGTAACATGGGTATTATTGGTAGTTTTATAGGGTTCAATCAGCTTGCAAGAAGAGGAGCTAAAGATGACAGTAAAAGCTAAAAAAGTAATTAAAAAGGTAGCTAGTAAGTTAACCAAAGCTAGTAAAGCTCATGCAGGACAAGCAGAAGCCCTAAAAGCAATAGAGTTAAGAAAAGGTGGTAGACCAAAGAAGAAAAGCAAGTCTAGAGTTAACGAGGCAGGTAATTATACAAAGCCTGAGATGAGAAAAAGATTATTTAATAGAATAAAAGCAGGTTCTAAGGGGGGCAAACCTGGTCAGTGGAGTGCAAGAAAAGCACAAATGTTAGCCGCCGCCTACAAGAAAGCAGGTGGTGGTTATCGCTAAAGACCCTAAAATAGGAACAGGAAAAAAACCAAAAGGCTCTGGAAGGAGGCTATATACCGATGAAAATCCCAAAGATACAGTCACTATTAAATTTGCCACTGTGGCAGATGCCCAAGCAACTGCTCGTAAGGTTCAGCGTATTAATAAGCCGTTTGCTAGAAAAATTCAAATCCTCACTGTTCTCGAACAGAGAGCCAAAGTTGCAGGTAAAAACAGACAAGCCCAAATCGCAAAGAGGGCGAAAGAAGAAATCAGAGCTAAGCATAGAGGAAATAAAGCAACAGCTAAAACCAAAAAAAAGAGGAAGACCTAGAAAAGATGGCTCTAGCAAAAAGTCAAAAAAGTCTTAAAAAGTGGACAAAACAAAAATGGCGAACCAAGTCAGGTAAGAAGTCTTCTAAGACAGGAGAGCGTTATCTACCAGAAGCCGCTATCAAAGCCTTGTCACCACAAGAATATGCCGCTACCACACGAGCGAAGCGAAAGGGTACAAAAAAAGGTAAGCAGTTCGTCAAGCAACCCAAGAACATAGCAAAAAAGGTTAGAAAGTATAGAGCATGATAGAGAGTTTAATAGCACCCGTTACAGGGTTACTAGATAAATTTATTGAAGATAAGGATCAAAAGGCAAGAATCGCCCACGAGTTGGCAACAATGTCTGAGAAACACGCCCAACAACTGGCACTTTCGCAAATAGAGGTCAACAAAGCAGAAGCGCAGTCAGGATCAATATTTAAAGGGGGTTGGCGACCAGCAGTTGGCTGGGTCTGTGCGATTGCCTTCCTATACCATTTTCTCCTAAAAGACATAATTATATTCGTATGTGCCTTTGCAGGTGTAGAAGTTCCTGATTTACCAGAGTTTGACATGAGTACATTGCTTACAGTTCTAGGTGGTATGCTCGGAATTGGTGGACTCCGTACATATGAAAAGCAAAAGGGATTAACAAAATAGCATCGAATAAGTGCGATGTGTGTGGGCATGATATGGAGAACGTAGAGGGAAGTATGCGTTGTAAATACTGTCAATACTTCTATGATATGAACAAGGAGTGGATAGACTTTGTCCATAAAGAAACGATTATAAAAAAGGAGGAAGAAGACGATGGATTATAATTATGATGACTGCATAGTAATGTTGCTAAAGCACGAAGGGGGGTATGTAAATCACCCAAAAGACCCTGGCGGTGAGACTAATCTAGGCGTTACTAAAAGGGTATACGAGGAGTATCTAGGCAGAGAGGTTACTAGCGATGAGATGAAGAACCTTCAGCCATCAGACGTAAAGCCTTTATACAAGAAACTATACTGGGATCGCTGTAAATGTGATGATTTACCTAGTGGTCTTGATTGGGCGGTTTTTGATTGGGCTGTTAACAGTGGTACAGGTCGTAGTGCAAAGGCGGTGCAAAAGATATGTGGGGCAGCTCAAGATGGAGCGATAGGACCTAAGACATTAGCCTTAGTAGAGGGGCAAAGCCCACACTATATGATAGAACAGTTTGGTAAGATACGACAAGAGTTCTATGAATCTCTTAAAACATTTGATACATTTGGTAAAGGTTGGACAAGGCGTAATAAGGAGACAACCGAAAAAGCCATGCAGATGATGGAAGAAGATGACGACTAAAAAGAAAGACCCTAGATTAGCCAGAGCAGGAGTTAGTGGTTATAACAGACCAAAAAGAACACCGAGCCACCCAAAAAAATCGCACATTGTTGTTGCGAAGGAAGGTGACAAGATCAAGACCATACGCTTTGGTCAACAGGGTAAGAAAGTCGGAACAGTCAAAGGCACAGCAGGAAAGCCGAAAGCAGGAGAATCAAGACGAATGAAGATGAAACGTAAGAGCTTTAAGGCAAGACATGGTAAAAATATAGCTAAAGGTAAGATGTCAGCGGCATATTGGGCAGATAAAGTTAAATGGTAAAAAAAGCTACCATATTTATTTTTATGTTTAATTTGTGTTATTTTGAGCTTTTGGCTTACGAGATTATATGGTAAAAAGTTATATAGAACTTTTTAGAAAGGTTATTGATGGCACTTCCTTTAATACTAGGATTATTAGGATCAACACTCGGCACAGGAACAGCAATAGGAGCCTTGGGAGCAGGGGCTTTAGGTTCTGGTCTAGGTAGGTTCTTAGAGACTGGAGACTTTGAGGAAGGGTTGAAAACAGGTGCAACAAGCTTCCTAGGAGGCAAGGTCTTGGGAAGCGTACTTGGTGGTATGGGTAGTCAAGTAGATAAAGCAGGAGAAGTTATCAAAGGAACAACATACGCTGATGCCGCTAACATTGACCCAACATTGTTCTCATCTGGCGTAGGTAAAGTAGGAGAGGCATCCAAGTATTTTGGTCAGTCAAACCTCATGGGTGGACTACAAGCCGCAGCTACAAACCCAATAACACTAGGACAGGCAACCATAGGTCAGTCTATGTCTAGATTGCCAGAGCCTCCAAAAGAAGATGAAATACCTTTTGAAAACAGAGAAGCTATGGCTCCTCCAAGATTAAGAAGAAGACAGCCACCACCTGGCTTTAGACCTGGCTACATGGGTGAGTTTGATTACGGGGTAGCACCAAACTATAACGTACAGTATATGTCATCAGGTGGTCTATCTAATCCTGAAAAAGCAGACTTAGACAATGATGGTCAACTTTCGTCCTACGAAAGAAAGCGAGGAGAGGCTATAGAGAAGTCTATGGCTGAGCAAGGTAAATTTGCGGGCGGTCTTGTAGGATTATTAAGCGATAAAAAAATACAAGAGTTGCTAGGAAATATGGCAAGCACAGGCAAGGGTATGGGTGTCGCCGCTCTTATGGACACACCACAGGCTAGAGCAGAAGCTAATTTCATGCGAACTGGTCAGTATAGTCCAGAAGGTCAAGGAATGAGAGAGGGTGGTCAGGTAGAAGACCTTGGTATGACAGAGAGCGAAGATGAAATAATGATGAACGCTATAAACGCTCTTACAGGAAAAAGCGAAAACCCAGACGAAGACATACAGACATTCGTACAGACATTCGGAATGCAAGCGTTAAAAGCATTACAAATGCAAGTTGCCACAGGTAAGATAGGAGGCATGAAACAAGGTTTGCCTGGTTTAATAGAGGGCGAAGGCGATGGTATGAGCGATAGTATTGATGCTGAGCTTGTAGAAAAGCGAGGTATGGAAGGTGGTCAAAAGCAACCACTAAAAGTAGCAAACAATGAGTATGTTATAGCGGCTGATGTAGTCTCTGATATAGGCAACGGATCAACAGATGCAGGTGCCGATAAACTAGATAAGCTTATGAAAGAAGTAAGAAAAGCCAGACATGGCACAGATAAACAGCCACCAGAGAAAGATATGATGGCTGTTATGAAGAGGGCAATCGCATGATGTTTAGTGCAGTTCCTAAGCAGGTACTAGATGTAGTGTGGGAAGATGTTAAGAAAGTGCTAGAACCTGCTGTGCAAACAGCAAAAGGTAAGCTAAGCGTAAAAGACGTATACGACTATATAAAGAAAGGCGTGTATGAACTTTGGGTTGTCATGGAAGAAACAAAAATAGTAGCCGTAATAACCACTCGTGTGATAGAATATCCAGAACGTAGAGCTTTGGCGATGGATTTTATTGGTGGCAGTAAGATGAAAGAGTGGTTGCCAGAGGCTCAACGCACCCTAGAAAGCTTTGCCAAAGACAATAATTGTAGCCATTTAGAAGGTTATGGTAGAAAAGCATGGAAAAGATGGCTAGATAAATACGGATGGGAACCAGATTACATAGCATATAGGATGGAACTAAATGGGTAAAGGCGGCTCAGCACCTACAGAAACAAAACAAACAGTAACAACTACTAATCTGCCTGAATACGTTAGACCGTATTTTGAGAGACTGTTAGGCAGAACAGAGGCTGAGTCCAAAAGGGAGTATGAGCCGTATGGTGGTCAGCGAATAGCTGATCCTAGTCAAGACTTATTAACATCTGAGGGTATGGTTAGAGACATTGCAGGGGCAGGTTTGCCTGGTCTAGATGCCGCTATGGGAAGAGTGGGGCAATCATTAGACTACACGCCTCGTCAGTTTACAGGTGAAGAGGTTGATAAATATATGTCGCCTTACATGGATGCTGTTGTTGCGAGGCAGAAAGCAGGAGCAACAGAGGATTATCTAGCGTCTATGCCTCAAGGAGCAGCACAAGCTATATCAGCAGGAGCGTTTGGTGGCTCTAGACAAGGAGTGCAGAAAGGCATAGCACAAAGTAAATATCTAGATAGATTGGCAGACATAGAGGCTACGGGTAGACAAAAAGCATTCGATCAAGCTGCCAGTGCGTTTCAAGCAGACAGAGCGGCTGATTTCCAAGCAGAACAGTTAGGTTTAGGAGCGGCAGGACAGTTAGCTAATCTATCTGAAAGAGCTAGGGCAGGTGATGTGGATGCGGCTCGTATGCTAGAGCAAATAGGAAAAGCACAAATGGGAAGAGATCAGGCATCACTAGATATGGGATATCAAGATTTTATGCGACAGCAAGCATATCCTGCCGAAAAACTTGGTCTATTTTCATCTGTTTTAAGAGGTATACCAGTCACTCCATCACAAACAACTTCAACAATGATGCCATATGATCCGTTTGGAAGAGCTATAGGTTTAGGATTAACAGCACTCGGTGGTGCCAAGTATTTTGGATAGATAATGTTTAATTTAATACAACTACAAGACAGGCTTAGAGGATTTAGCGAAGACCAACTAAAACAATTCCTACGAACTCCTGATCCAAACATACCTGATTTTATGGTTATGGCGGCTATTGACGAAACGAATGATGCCAAAGCCCAAGAAGCCCAGATGAAAGCACAAAACCAACCATCTGTTAGAGAAGAAATGTTAGCAGTGGCAGGACTACCTGCTATGGAGGCAGGACAAATGGCTTCCTCTATGGCTCCAAAGTCTGATGTCAGAACAAATACTGGTGGCGATGAAATGATGACAATGGCAAGACTAGCCGAAGATATGCCAATGGAAGACGATATGGAGGAAGACGAAGAGCTAGATATTGTAGAAACACCAGTAAGAAGAGCGAGTTTTGGTGGGTTGATGCAAATGGCTAGACCTATGGTCGGATTAGCAAGGCAGTACAATGAAAGAATAGCACAGCCTGTAAGAGGTGTGCCTGCAATGCAAAGAAGAGCGTTTCAGTCAGGTCTTGATAATTTAGGGCGTGATATATCGGGTAGAGTACAGAACAGGACGCAAGAAGAAGTGCAGGATTTTGTTGGTGAGGTTGGCAACATGGCTCAAGAAAGATTTGATGTAAATCTATCCGAGCCTAGCATGGCACAAATGCAACAGAGAGAATTTACAGGAGGTATGTTTGGTGGAAAAGGTATGCCTCCTATGAGAGTGGCTATGAAAGAGGGTGGATTAGCAGGTATGTATTTTGGTGGCAGACCAGGCAACCTTAACCCATTCTTAGATTTTAGTGGTAATTTTATTCCCAAAGTGAAACCTAGACCTCCAAGCTCAAGCATATATGTGGACAAGGGAACTGTTATAAATGAACAAGAAGAATGGGATAAGAACGAAGGTAAGTATTATAACATAGACGGAACATTAAAAGCTGAGTTTAAAAACAATGTAGCATCACCTGCAATGAATACGGATGATCAACCTGATTCGGTTCGTGATGCACAGAGAATGATGGAGATTAATGAAATACCTGAGCGACCAAAAAAGGACGATGACGAAAAACCACCTCCAGGCACAGATGATCCTGCACCAAGAGGTTTTTTAAGCGATCTTACAGCAAGCTTAGATAAGATGCGAGAAGACCAGAAAGAGCAGATGGAAAAAAATCAGGCTCTAGGGATTATGCTAGAAGGTATTAAACTAGCTAGACGAGGAGTTATCGATGACGAGTCAGGAAAGGGGTTAATGTTTGGTCAACAACAGACACAAAAAGTACAAGATAGACTGGCACAGTTACAAGGTCTAGAGGCGAAAATAGGAATAGCAGGGGCTAACATAGCACAGAAAGATAGAGCAGTAGAGGCGGCTATACAGAAAGCTACGGCAAAATCAGGTCTTTCTGCAAAAGATGCTTTAGCGAGATACACAGCGTTATCAACCAAGATTATAGAGTTGGAAACAGACTTAAATAGAGATGATTTGGTTTTAGATGAGACTAAAAAAGCCGCTTTAGAGAAAAGTTTAGAAGGGTTAAAGAGGGTAAAGGAAACACTAGAAGGTCAAGCGTTGGGTCTTATGGGAGGCAATATCTTAGATAATGATTTTTTAAAGGAGTTATACGAAGTAACGACACCTAAAAAAGAAGACAAGTAGGTGAAAAATGTCATTTAAGCTTATACAAAGCCCCACAACTGGAAAATACTACCCAGTAAAAATAGAAGGCGACACCCCTACAGAGGACGAAAAGCAAAGAATAGCTGAATATCTCCGACAGAGAGAACAGCCAATAACCCCACCAGAAGAAGAACAGCAGTACGAAGCCCGATCAGGGATACTAGGTGCGTTTGACGTTGGCACAGATTACATGGGTAATCAAATAGGCTCCACACTGGAGGGTATAGGTAAAGTTCTAGGAATCGAATCACTAGAAAATTATGGTGGAGAGATGGCTGAATCCTATGCAGAGTCAGGGTCTAAGAAAGCAGAAGGACTCACACGACTGGGTGAGGTCGAGGGGGTAGGATCAGGTGCGAAGTTTGCAGGTGAAGTCCTCGGTCAAGCCGCACCACAGATTGGAACAGCGATAGCCGCAGGAACAGGGTTGGCGTTACTAGCTCCTGCACTGCCATTCGCCGCAGTTATAGGTGGTATAGCCGCCACATTGCCATTGTTATATGGTGCTAACAGAGAAAGACAAAAAGAAGCAGATATAGCAGAAGGTAGACCAGTAGAAGTGGATGAAGGAGCTGCGGCTATAACAGCGTTGGGTCAGTCAGCACTAGAAAGTTTGAGCCTTAGATTTTTAACCTTAGCCAACAAGGCAGGTCTAAAAGTTAACGCTAACTATTTTAAAGAAAATCCTGCATCAGGCTTGTTCACCAAGCTTGTAGACAAGGCACCAAGAACAACACGAGGTGTGGCAGGAGCGGCTAGTGGTGCATCTGTCGAATCACTTACAGAAGCAGGACAGCAGATGCTAGAAAGGATGCAAGCAGGTCTAGATATAGCCAGTGACGAGGCATTAGAAGAGTATCTAGAGGCGGCGGTAGCAGGGGGTATAGTTGGTGGTACACTAAAAGGTGGTGTTAGTGCCATATCTGATCCAAATGCCAAGAAAGCCAAAGAAGACCTACAAAAGAAGAACGAGCTAGAAGAAGACGACAGAATAGAGGGCGTTCAAGATCAAGATGCTATGGATAATCTTAGGCAAACTATCAACGCCCAAGACCTAAAAATACAGTCTAATCAAGAGGGTGTAACGAATCAGACGCTATCAGAGCAAGACATCATAAAGCAGATGAGTCAGAAGACAAAACAGGCACGACCTGTAGAGCCTGATGAACTAACATCAGATGAGAAAGCTCGACTAGATGAGTTTAGAAGAGCAAGGAATATACCCTTAGATGAGCCAATAACATTACAAGAGGTAAGATCAGCGTTAGGTGATCAAGCTGTAGAGAGATTAGCAGTCAATCAAGGCATGACAGGGGCAAGAATTAACTACGCAAAACTAAGTGGAGCAAAGCCTTTTAGTCAACAGCAGGTAAACAAAGTAATAAACGCTGTAAGAAAATCTAAAAAAGAAAAACTAACAGAAATAGAGATAGACAATCTTATATCTAGTCAAATAGATAGTAAGTCTTTTGAGCTAATCGAAGGGATTAAAAACGAGTTAATAGACCAAGGCAAAATAAGGCTTACAGCAAGACAAGAATACGATGTAAATACCAAGAAACTAAGAGCTATTGGTAAGGCTGAGTTTAAAAAGACGTTTGATCTAGAGGGCGAGGTAGCTAGAGAGGCTAACAGATTAGAGAATGATGCTAATACAGCTAAAAAAGACCTAGAAAAAAAGCGTAAAGATATAGAAGAGCTAGAGATAAGGGTCAATAGACTGGAGCAGATGCGAAACCTTGATCTATATGACGCTCAAGATATGGAGATCGCCGCTAGGTATCTGAAGTCTGAAGAGGGAAAAGCGTACCAAGAGATAAAGGTAACAGACCCTGAAAATATAGAGAGAAAGTTGGTTGCATCCGTATCAAAGAGAATAAACAAAGCTCTAGGTAAAAAAGGTGACTTAAAAAATGAGCCTACAGGTCTACGAAAAACACTAAAAGATGCCAAAGAAGACAAAGATAATCTTATTGGCTACATAGAAAACACAGAGAACGCACTAAAGTTCGTAAATACAAGCGATTTTACCACTGAAAACTTAAAGTATGGCAAGAAGGTTGACCCAAACGAGTACAACCCAGAGGCACTACAAGATAGGCTAACATTTAAAGAGAGAGTTTTGACTGAAAAAGTCGCAGAAAACAAAAGAAAAGCACCACAAAGAACTCCTGAAGAAAAGAAAGCCGCTAGGCAAGATGTTGACAAGCTTAGAAAGGATATAAAAGAGCTAAAAGATGCCATTGCTAACCCACCAACACCTGTGCAGAAAGATAACGCAAAGAACGATGGAAACGCCATACGGCAAGCAGCGAAAGTAACAGCTAAAAAGAGGCTAAAACCTCGATATATAAGAAAACTAAAGAATATGCGAACTAGCTTAGTTAAGTATCTAAAGAAGATGAACTTAGCAGATGATATAATTATACGACAGGCAAACACGATAGACCCCGATCAGCCTTTTGTAACATACGCAGACGAGAGAAAGGGCGAGAACGGAAAACGAATCATCACTATCGCTATGGATTTGTTTGACCCAGATACAGTCATGGATGAAGAGGGTTCAAGAACTGTATATAAGAGGCTAAAAAGCACCCTAAACCACGAAATACTACATTCTTTGAGAGAGCTACAGCTTATTACGGAGGCAGAGTATCAGTCACTAGTCCAAGCCGCCTCAACTAGAAAGAGAGTAGTGCTTAGAGATGGCAAGAAAGTCACTAGAAACTACACTTACCTAGATCATGCCAAGCATCTTTATCGAAAAGAAATGTTTCCAAATATGTCTGAACAAGACTTTAACGACATGGTGCAGGAAGAGGCAGTAGCAGAGATGTTTAGGGATGTGCTTGACGACAAGTTGCCAATGACAGGAAAGCCAAGAACACTACTAAACAGAATCATAGAGTTCTTCCGATCTTTATTTTTGGCACATCAGGACAATGGCATAACCTCTGTAGAGCAGATATTCGAAGATGTTCGATCTGGCACTATAGGTAGGACAAGAGAATCAAAACAGAAAGACATTGATCGTGGTAAGAGACTATCTATCAGTCAGGTTCTTACAGATGCCGAGAACAACTACGAGAGCTACAAGTATAAGAACAAGTTGTTCAAAGAGACCATGCAAGCTATGGAAAAAGAGGGCTATAAGTTTGATCCTATAACTATGGAGTTTCTAGGTCTAAAAGAGGGTATGGAAATAGCCCCTCCGTTAGAGCATTATGTGGCTAATCTATTTACCGACAGAGGTCTGGAGTTCTTGCAAGCTAGACATTCTGGTAACAGACGTAGAAATCTAGCATCTCTCTTCCAAAAACAAGTCGGTCTCAGACAGGCTGAAATAGATAGACAGCCAGTAGAGCAAGACATGAGTTTTGAGCCTAATCAAGAGGCACTCGATAAGATACGCTTTGACTTGTGGAAGATAACACAGGCTCAGTTGGCACATCTACCAGACAGAATACCAATATTCCGAATCGGACCTGTAGACTCGAAGAACCTATATAAGGGAGAGATGCACTCGTACTCTCTATCTCCAAATCCAAAAGAGATGGGTCTGTATAAGAACAGAAGAAGCTTTGCTTACAAAGAGTACATCAAAGAAAGAAAGAAACAGATAGGTATATTTGGAAGAGGGCAAGTAGAGCCAGAGATACTTGGCTACCTCGTAGATAAAGAAGACATAGTTGTGGCTCACAATCTAGGATATGGAGACATATTTAACAATGACCCAGAGCAGGAGGTCGTTGTAAGACCAAGCGATGTGATGCGAGTTAACATCGAGGAATACGAGAACATCTACGGCAAGCCAGATGTTAGAGTTAGAAAGTCTGTTGGTAGAAAAGTATATGATCCATCTGACATAGAGAGAGGTCAAGGGCAACTTGAGGACTATGCAAATTACATAGAAAATGGGTATACAGGAAACATAGATTTCTTAATGTCAACTGAAACACCAAGTGAATTTAGTGTGTTACAGCAAAATATGAGAGACAACGTAATAGAGGCATGGGGAAATGATGGATTTTATGACGAAGAGTTCCCTGTGCAAAAATTTGAATCTAAAAAATACGAGGGCGAAGAGTATACCATGAAGGATATGCTCAATAATTATAATTACCTTACAGTAAAATCTTTACAAGCACTCGCTAACAGTGACGTTTCAGTAACTTTATTGGAAGAGTATGCCGAAGGTGACGCTGAGACTATGGCTGTATTTAATCAATATCTTGATGAGGCGGCAAAAGTATCCATAAGAACAGCCCCTGAAAACAAAGAGTTTAGAAAGAAGTCAATAGGTAGACTTGTAAAAGACCCTGTTCTTTACAATATGTCTTCTCTACCAGATGTAGACCTAGACACACTAAAGTTTAAAACAAAGATAGGTCAAGACGATATCGATAGAAGTCTCGTAGAGGCTGTCAGAGACTACTACGAAGAGAGATTAGAGAGGGCAGGTGAGGACTTCAGAGTAGACTATACTGATCCATCACCAGAAACCCTAGAAAGAATAGCTACCATCATGGCAGCAGAGGCAGAACTAGCCCTAGCTAGAGATGGTAACGCCATAGGATGGTACGATAATAAGCTGAAGTTGGCTAAGAAGTTGTTCGCTATGGTGCATCCAGAGTTGATGCCAGACCCAGAGACCATGTCACCAGTAGAACTGATGGAGGCTAAGAGACACGAGGCAGTATTTGACTATGCACTAGCTGTTACCTCCAACGGAACACCAGTTATCGACAATGCTAAGTATGCCATACAAGCATATAGATCATGGGTAGATACAGGTAAGTTTGAAGTAAGAGGATATGGCGACAAAGTCGATCCTATGAAGAAAGCCTTTGAGTTCTACAATGCGATGATAGATAGATATCAAGGCAATACAGTCGGTATCGCTGAGTTCCTAGATGAAAAGTTGACTGTGAGAGAGATTAAGGATAACGAGTTTATAAAGCAGTTAGAAGAAGACTACGGACTGAAACTCACAAAGAATTTATCTCAAGAAACTATGGACACAGAGGTTAGTATATCTGCTCTCATGGGAGCCAAGATAGGTAATGGCTTTTATCAAAACCTCAGAGGTAACTACAAAAGCCTTACTATGGATAGATGGTGGCAGAGATTTTACAATAGAGTTACAGGAAACCCATACTACCGAACACAAGATAAGACAAAGATAAAGGTCTATAATCAGTTTCTTGAGCAACTAAAAAGACCAAAGAGAGAGTTACCAGATATAGATAAACAAGCTCTCAAGTTGGCTACGGAAGCGTTAGCCAATCCTCTAATTAAGAAAGGTAAGTTTGACGGCACTGTCCAAGAGGTGGACGCTAACGTCATAGCTCTAGCATCTGCTTTTGCCGCAGAAAGAAATAGAATTTATCAATCCATATCCAACGAGGGTACGGAGGGTATGAAAGCAGGAGCGGCTAGAAGTAGAATAGTAGCCGAGAATAGACGAAGAGCAGGTATCGCTGAGAATACTGAGATGTCTAAAGTGGCTAACAGTATGGAAAGAAATTTTGGTTTGTCTCTTCAAGAGATGCCAAGAACTGGAACAGAGAGATCATATCAGAGAAGAGCCACTGAAAGAGCCATAAAAATATTGGAACAAGATAAGATTATCAAGCCAGGAACCCTATCTATGGCTGATTTCCAAGCGTTAATGTGGTTTCACGAGAAAAGTTTATTTAAAGATTTAGGTATTGCTCAAGGTGGTGGTCGTGAAAACGACTATGTAGATGGAGCTATAGCCGTTTTAAGAGAGGAAGGTATAACCGATGACAATATTCAAGAAGCACTCCCCACAACAGATAGATTCAGAGTCACTGGTGGAGTTAATCCCAACTCAGGAAATGCCGAGGTTCGTACTAGAGCTACAGAAGTTAGTGGAAAAATCCAAGAGTTCCAAGAGCAAGCAGAAGTCGACCAAGAAATCCGTGCCAGAAATCAAAGACACAAAGATCGTGTAAATG